GACTCCGGGGGACGATGAGTGTCCGCCGGAGATCGTCGAGGGGCTATGTCAGGCCCATGAGACGGCCCGCGAGTTGCTGGAGGGTCTTGGCCATGGTCAGTCTCGTTCGTGATTGGTTGGTTGCCGCCGGTGCATTGCTGCTAGAATACGGACTCGGCGGCTTTCGTCCTGCACCTCGTCTAGCGCCCATTCGAGCGCGTTCCGTAGACGGGTGCTCTCGTCGACAGCCGCCGCTATAGTCCATTGGGCGCGTTGCCTAGCCTCGTTGTATCCCTTAAGATAGGACTCGGATACTTCTTGCTGGAGCGCCTTCAGGCGGCGTTCAAATTCGGACTCGTTCATGGCTAATAAACCTAGAGGCAGACTGACCGCCAAAGAATTGGAGGGGAATGTCTTAGCACGTTTGGCTGGCGGGGTCGAATACGGCCCTGAGATGCAGCGCCTGCGGTATGAGCAAAACAAAATGGCCTATCCAAACGCCCCAGGGCCGATGGATGAGGACATGGATTTCAAAGATCAAATCGCCGGAATCATGGCGCGAATCAATCAGCCGATGCCAGCGCCAGCCGGGTCTAACTATTATTACACGCAGCCCCAGTACGAGCAGGCCATACAGCAAGCGTATCCCGACGACCCTGTTAAGCGGCTGCTGGATGAGCAAGAGCGTATGCGCCGGTTTCAGGCGTCGCGGCCTATCGCTGGCTCTGCGCCTGTCTTGCCGTCGCGTTTTATCCCACAATCGACGATTTTGAGCGACGGGCTGGTGAATCGGCTGCGGGCGATGCTTGGCTACTAAAAAAGAAGGCCGGCTTGCGCCGGCCAGTCACCATAGGGAGGAAAACGGGCGTCTAGCAGACGCCATGGCCCATATACATCAGATCAAGCCGCCGCACAATCTCTTGCTCGGTTAGCACCGGATTCGGCTCGGCCATGGGTCGCACGGCCCGCCAAAACGCCCATAGGGGCGGATTCACTTCATAGACCGGCTCGTCGCGCGGTAGGTCTGGTATCACGGCCTGTATGGCCTCGTATTGCTCTTCGAACGTCATCACTTGATCCCCAAAATCAATTCAATCATCACCGCCAGTAAGATTGCCATTGCTTCACCGATTTTCATAGCGTTTGATCCCGTGCATGATGGTCGTGTGGTCGCGGCCCCCTAGCACCTGCCCGATTAGCTGGAGCGGTGCGTTTAACTCATGCCTGGCGCGCCACATGATCTCGAACCGGGGCCAGATGACCCCCTTGCGGCGGTTGTGGCCGGTCAGGGCCTCGGTGGGTATGTTATGATTCCGGGCTGTTTCCTCGATCAACTCCCGAATCTCCTCGATCATCTCTTGCTTTTGCATGTTTTAGACTCTTGAACATAAAATTAAGGGCGTGAGCGGCGGTCACGAGTGACCGCTCGTCAGCGTATTCAGCGTGGATTTTGAGGATCACTGATCCGTCGCGCCGGTGAAAAGACAGTAAACTCTCGTCCTCTGTCTTGCGCCAATTAACCCGAACGCCGCCGGGGATGGTCGTCAAATCAAGCCGGAGCATGACCGCGCTTCTCCAACTCGTTCATTATGATCTTGGCGCGATAATCGTCCTGTTCTGTCTCTAGCAGGATGTTAAGCGCCTCGTCGGACAGCCAGTGTAAGAGCTGGCTAAACTCAAAATAATCTTTCATACGGCTCATTATAGGCCCCCCAGGATGTAGGTTAGGAAGAAGAACAGAAGCGGCATTGCAAGCGCCGCCCCTATTGCAAAGGCGATCAAGTCAGTTTTGGTAATCATCGCGGCACGCCTCATACACGTCGCGGCTGGCGCATAGGATGGCCTCGACCTGTCTAAAGAGCGGGTCAGTCTGCTCTATGCAGCGATCGGGCTCTTTAGCCTTGTCGGCGCTTATTGTCAGATGCTCCAGCTCTATATCGTATGGGCCGGCGTCGTCGCCGGTGTCGCGGTCGCGCCCTTCCCATTTATAGGTTATGGTCGCAACGCCATAGGCGTATATCGCCATGCCCGGCCATGGCTGGAACTCGTCTAGCTCATATTCAATGTAATACGTCATGTGTTTCCCCGTATGATTGCAGCATTTCGAGTCTTTGGATCTGGCGGCGCAAGCCGGCCGCTAAGCCGGCGTCGCCTTCCCATTCCGCCTCTATCAGCGCGTCGCGCAGGTGTTTAAGCGCTTGCCATATTGGCTTTGGCTCGATCATGTCAGGCTCCAAAAGCTAAGAGTAGCAGGAAAGCGAAGAACGCTAGAGGCAGTAACAACGCCGCCGCCTCTAGCACTAAGGTCGTTAAGAAACTCATAACGTGGCGCGCAAGAATTGACGCGCGATCATTTCCGCGTTGTCCAGCGATGCGATGGACGCGGCTAGAGACAGCGACAAGCCGAACCGCGCAAGGAACGTCGTTAGCTCGTCCGGCGGCACTTTGGCGATGATAGCGGCCGCCTGTTCTAGCTTAGCCTTGGGAACGCGCTTGCGCGGTATTGCGGCTACAGGTTCGGCTTTGGCCGGCGCTTCGGTCTTTGGCCAGCGATACACGCCGTCCGTTTTGGTTGCTTCGGCCAAAATGATCGGCTTTAGCTTTTCGTTATACATCGCCAGCCCGGCGCGGCGGCGCTTCGTCTCTTTATCAGGTTGCGGGTTGCGCGCGCTGCCGCCGCGAACCTGCATGTCTTTAAGACAGGTTCCCATATACGCGACGCCATGGCCGGCAAACTTAACGCCCGGCTCTTGCCATTGTGCGTCCATCCATTCTTTTAAGCTTGTCATTGTTTAGGCTCCTGTGTGGATACGTTACAAAATAGGCGACGCCATTGCTAGCGCCGCCTGTTGTTACCTTGTCCAGTATGTAAAGCCGTTAATTGTCACCGGCGTGTAATCGACGCGGATATTGCGCGCGGTAGCATCCCAATCGATCTCGATATAATGCGGCAGCTCGCGCGGTAAGTCGCCGATATCTTCTAGCAGCTCGCGCGCATAATCGGTGAAGTGGCTGTCACGGATGAGCGTGATCGGATACCAGTCGCCGCGCCACTGCTCATCACCGCCAGCACCGTCTAAGTCGCTCATTATCGCCATGAGCTTAGTCGTCTCACCGCGCTTGTCGTCGTCGTTTTCGATGTCCTCGATGCGCGCGATGATGTCGCGAACGTCGATCAGGTCGTTTGTCAGGTCTAAGTCAGTCATGGTCTTGGCTCCTTTGTGGATATGTTATCCTCTCACGTTTTTTGAGAGCCGTAAAGAGTTTTGTTATGTTTTGCCCCATTTTGGGCGATTAATTGTGGATATAGTCGCGGATCGTCGTCGAATCGTCGGACAACATGGCGTTGAATGCGAGGCGCTGCTTGAAAACGTCATATCGTCATGAGAGTTGTTATAGGGAGTTTTAGAATAAATGTAAACATAATAGTATAGCAACCTGCAAAAGTTTTCAGCGACCTGAAACGTCATGGCAATCCGACGATCCGACGTTTTTTGTCCCGCGCCGTCCAGGCGCAAACACTCTGCATGAACCTGCGTCGTCATGACGATCCGACGTTTTGCTGGCGCGTGTTCGAACCTTCCAAGTGCATGACGATCCGACGTTTGATTGTCAACTTAATGTGATGCTTTAAGTATACATTCATTGAGCTGATCGGGGTCGATCCAGGTCGAAACGGGAGGGGGGCTGGGCCGAGGGATCTCCTTTAAGAAATACGCAGGGGTCACAGCAAAAATTTATTTTTATTTTTTGATAGCACCGTGATAAAAGACTTTATGACATTCGAGTCTCTTCCATACGAGCCGCGCAAGATCGAAGCCACAGAGGCGGTGCTTGAGCGCATCTATCTCGCAGCCAAGAAAGGGCTGAAGGGCGACACGCTCGCCTACGCCGCAGGCATGACGCCGACCGAGTATCGGCGGCTGGTGCAGTTCGACCCCATCGCGGAGTATGCCGAACAGAAGGGCCGCGCAGAAGGCGAAGCCGAAATGTCCGAAGTGCTGCACAACGCCGCCCGAAGCGGTGACACCAAAGCGGCGCTGGATATCTTAAAACACGTACATCATTGGACAGCACCTCAATCTGTCCAGATTCAAGTCGAACAAAAAATCAGCATTATCGCCGCACTTGAAGAAGCGCAGGCTCGCGTCGTCGAAGGATATGTGTTAGATAATGCAGAGGCCGCCGACGCAGCAACGTCGAACGGCCCCCTAACTAACCGTTACACGGACGGCAGCTATGACGATTCTTACGCAAGACATCCTGAAAAGTCTACTGAGATATGACCCCGATACGGGTTGCTTCTGCTGGCGCGAACGCCGTGGGTCAAGCCACGCTGGCAAACTAGCCGGTTCGCTACATTCGCGGGGGTGCGTTCATATCAGCATCTTTAAGAAACTACATAAAGCTCACCGGCTGGCGTGGCTATATGTGCATGGCGAATGGCCGGATGGTGAGATAGACCATATTAACGGTGTTCCAAACGATAATCGTATCTGCAACCTGAGAGTAGTCACGCGCAGCGAAAACATGCAAAATACTCGCCGGCGGTATAAAGGCGTGACTTTTAAGCGTGGGTATTGGCGGGCTAGGATCTCACTGGATAATCACCAGATTTTTCTTGGCCAGTTCAAAAATAGAGAAGATGCTTTAGCCGCACGCAAAGCGGCGGAACTGAAATACCACACGCATAGGGCAGACAATGCAGACTCCAATATATAGCGCCGAAGACGAACAGAAGCTGATGGCGACCCTATGGTCGGCGCAGGTGAAGAACGATCCGGTAGCGTTCGTCCGCCTAGCGTTCCCGTGGGGTAAAGCCGGCACGCCGCTCGAACACTTCACAGGCCCGCGCAAGTGGCAGCTAGAGGTCTTACAAGATCTCAAAGAACATATCCGACTCAATGGCGGTAAAATCGACTTTGAAACCTTCCGCATGGCCACGTCATCCGGTCGCGGTATCGGCAAGTCCGCGCTGGTCAGTTGGCTCGTGATTTGGATGTTGACGACGCGCATAGGCTCGACGACCATCGTGTCGGCCAACTCAGAGGCGCAGCTCCGCAGCGTCACCTGGGCCGAGATTACCAAGTGGCTATCAATGTCACTCAACAGCCATTGGTTCGAGGTGTCCGCGACGCGAGTGCTGCCGGCCAAGTGGATTGCGGAGCTGGTCGAGCGCGACCTGAAGCTGGGCACACGCTACTGGGGCGTCGAGGGGCGGCTGTGGTCGGCCGAGAACCCAGACAGTTACGCGGGCGTGCACAACTTCGCGGGCGTCATGCTGGTGTTCGACGAAGCCAGCGGTATTGATGACTCTATCTGGGCGGTGGCCAGTGGCTTCTTTACAGAGAACACTCCTAATCGTTTTTGGCTTAGCTTTAGCAACCCCCGCCGTAACAGCGGATACTTCTACGAGTGCTTCAACAGCAAGCGCGACTTCTGGCGAAACAAGGTTGTTGACGCTAGAAGCGTGGAGGGCACTGATAAGGCAGTCTATCAGCAAATTATCGACGAATACGGACCCGACTCTAGCCAAGCGCATGTTGAGGTCTACGGAGCCTTCCCGAACGCATCGGATGACCAGTTTATACCGTCATCACTGGTCATGGACGCGCAGACACGCCCGCCATCACAGGACCAGAGCGCACCGATAATCGTCGGCGTCGACCCGGCGCGGTTCGGGGCGGACGCGACCGTCATCGCCATCCGGCAGGGACGTGACATCATCGGCATCCGACGCTACCGCGGCGACGACACCATGGAGGTAGTCGGCAGGGTCATCGACATCATAGAGGAGTTCAGGCCCGCGCTAGTCGTGATCGACGAGGGCGGGCTAGGCGCGGGCGTGGTCGACCGGCTAAAAGAGCAACGGTATAAGATCCGGGGCGTCAATTTCGGTATGCGCTCCACGAAGCCCGTCATGTTTGGAAACAAGCGGGCTGAGATGTGGCACGCCATGCGGGAGTGGCTGAAGACGGCCAGCATCCCAAACGACCGCTTCCTAAAGTCCGACCTGACAGGGCCAATGATGAAGCCCGACAGTAAAGGGACG